TTTGGTCAATTTGGTGCTAATACTTCACCTCAGACTAATTCAAATGGTGCATTTGGTCAATTTGGTGCTAATACTTCACCTCAGACTAATACAACTAATACAACTGGTGCATTTGGTCAATTTGGTACTAATACAACTGGTGCATTTGGTCAATTTGGTACTAATACTTCACCTCAGAATAATTCAACTGGAGCATTTGGTCAATTTGGTGCTAATACACCACCTCAGACTAATACAACTAATTCAACTGGTGCATTTGGTTATAACATCAATCTATTTAGATAATATTTTTAACAATAAAATAAATAATAACATTTTTTTTTTAATCATTATTAAATGCAATACCAAGTAATTTATAATATTTATAACAATATTGGAAAAAACCTAATATTAAAAATTGGAAATGAAAAACAAATATTACCGGCTAACAATATGACTATTTCTATAAAAAATCATAACGGTATTATTAACGAAATTATAGAAATTTATCATGATAATAAAAAAATATCATTTCCAGAATTAAAACTATTTAATCACTCAAATTGTTCATTATTTCTTTTAATATCATATTCTAATCGGAATAATCCGGTTATTCCACTTACGGGAAATGGAGTTTCTATAGAAGACATATTTGGCAATTCCATAAATAATTTTATTGTATTTGGAAATTCAAAGTATTATAAAGAATCGTTAACTACTAATGGACCTTTAATTGGTATTGATGATAGAGTCCAACCAAGTGATCCCAAATATTATGGATTAATTCAAATTGATCCAACTTCGGTTGGTTTTAATAGTTCCCAAATAGTACAAAATGCATTTCCATCAGAATCCAGCGGTACATTTGGAAACTTTGGAATAATTGGATTATCTACTCGGGACTTTCCAATTACAGATAAAAAAATATTTATTGTCAAAAAAAAATACTTTGCGAATCTGGAATTTCCAGTATCAGATATTCCTCAACCAACTCAAGATGAAAAAAATAAAGATTTTGAATGGTCGGATATTAATTGGGGAAATATATTTATGATTGTATTATTAATAGGAGTAATTATTTTTATTACTGTATTTTGTTTTTTTATGATAGCCGGTTATGAATATTTAAAAAATAAATTTCAGAAATAGTAATTTAAAATAATATATAAAATAAATTCACTAATTAAAAATGACAAATAAAATAATTATAAGAGCCGGATTACTTTACGATCTGTATTGTGAAAAAATAAAAAAGGAAACAATTATGGAAATAATTGATTTTTCCAAGTTTGGCAAACAAATTAAAGAATTTGAAAAGTTGGAAAATTGCCAAGATATACTCCTTAATACGCCAAAGGAGCAATTAACGATTCCATGCGATAATATGTTGGATAAATTTAAAACAATACCGACTTATGCAGAAAATTATTTATTAAACAAAATTGAGTCTGATAATAATTATAACCAATTAGTAGAATTTAATATTGAAAGTTTTAAAAGATATATAGATAAAATTGCAACTGAAGAATATGAAGCCGGTAAAGAAACAAATGAAAATATAAAAAGAATTAAAAGTGTTCATAAATTGGATAATCTGGATTCCCAAGATGATTATAATATGAAACCAACTTTAGTCCATAATTGCACTTATGAAGATTTTATAAATTATATTATTGATTATTCTAACCGGATTAATCAAGTTAATAATGCAATATTGATTTATGAACAAAAAATGCAATGTGGGATAATACCAAAGTCGTTAAACTTGTCACCGCCAGTGTTTAATTTTAAAACTCGGGGTCATAAAAAGGAATTTAAAATTATCCAATTGTTGCAAAAGTTGGGATTTAAAGTTCAAAAATCGGAAAAGCTTTATTTTAATTTGACAAGTAAAATAACTTTAGCCGGCCGGCCGGATGGGTATATCGAATATAGTCCGATTCCAGGATATTCCGATATTTATTTGGAAATCAAGAATAAATCATATGAAAAAATTATTAAGCGGGAAGAATTGCAATTATATGCATATTGGAAATTAACTGATAAACCAATATTGCTAATTACAACTTGGAAAAAGAAAACCGAATTCCGGTTATATTCGCGAGAAGAATTGGAACGAGGCTGGAAAAATATTAAACGCCGGCTAATACAAAATGTTAATCGATTAGAAAAATTAATTAATGTGGATAATATGGAAAAATATTATCGTTTTAAGAAAATAGTTTCTAACGATATAATAATATTTTAATATGACCATTAAACTTTATATAGATCACCGAGAATCAAAAGTAATTGATACAATTAATTCAGTATTTTCATTACCTCCAACTTTTGCTAATAGAGGAAATGTTGAACTTGAAGTTAAACAATTAAATATTGGTGATTATGTAATAGTAAACGAATCGTATAAAGATGGAGAAATTAATGAAACGGTATTGGCAGTTATTGAAAGAAAAACATTAAAAGATTATTCTGCTTCTATGAAAGACGGCCGACATCATAATAAAAATAAACTTATAAATCTCCGAGATAAAACCAAATGTAATATTTTTTATTTAGTTGAAGGTCCGAAGTCTCCAAATAATAATACTTACTATTGTGGTATTCCATATAGAAACATAAAGGCAAGTATTACACATTTGCAAATATTAGATAATATCCAAGTTGAACGATCAAAGAATATTCAAGAAACTGCGGAATGGTTAAAATTTATGTGCGAATCATATGAAGGATTGATAATTTCTAATAAACTTGACCAACCAATAATAGAATCTGGAAATCCAGATGAAAGTTCGGAAAGTTCGGATAGTGTAAAAAGCCTTACATTTGACCAAATTGAAAAAAAATGTCAATTTACTCCAGAAATGAAAATGCAAAAACAAATATTGAAAATCTGGACATCAATACCTGGCATTGGAGAAAATAATGGATCAATACTTGCAAAACAATTTACATTAAAAAATTTAATTAATGGAGAAATACCAACTTTGGTGAATTTGAATAATTTTAAAATTAACAATAAGAAACCCGGACCAAAAATAATGGAATTATTAAAAAGATCCGATACTTCCAATATGGATTTTAGTGAAATAGATAGAAAAATGTTTTTATCATTTCCAGGAATTGGAAAATCAAATAGTGTTTTAATTGAAAAATATACTTTACGTGAAATTATAAACCCGGAAATGAAAGATGAAATTTCAAAATTTAAACATACAGAAAAAGGTGCATCATTTGGAAAAAAAAGAATCGAATCAATCTTATCATTGGTTGAATTACTGTTATAATATAATATATAATTATTTTTTTTTTTAATATTAAGAAAAATGAGAAGATCTGGTTCCACATTTAAAACTACAGATATTAATCGTGATACAAATAAAACCGGATTTGCAGTTACAAGAGGTGAAGAAGTATTTATATCAAATCCGGAACCTAAAACTATTAAATTTAATCCTTTTATATATCATAATAATATTAATGTGAAAGAAGTCCAACCAAATGTTTACAAATTATTGGATATTGGAACTTATTATATTAGAATATTTGGAACAGTAGAAAAGGTTAAAAATACCAATTTAAAAATCTCTCTTATTGAAGGAAAAGGAAAAACTATTATTACAAGATATAAAAATACTCACCAATTTGGCAACTTTCATACTGCAGCTTTTATGTCATTTGAATTAACATCAATAGTTAAAGGATATTCGCAAATTTCAGTAGAAATTATCCAATCTAATAATACCAATGGACATTCAAAATCTGGCATTATTACTATGGAAATTACCAAATTAGATTAAAATAAAAAAAAAAAGAAAAAAACATAACAAATATTTGTTACGTTTAAAAACCGGTCTACTAACAACCGGCCAAAGCTTATCTGCTCCAGTAAACATTCCATTACAGTAATTACTCTGTAATTTACATGTGTAAACCATTTCGTATGTGACTATTTTAAGATAACCTATAATGATAGATTAAATTATTAAAGTACAAGACAAATAGTCTCAGTGTCTGTAGAGTATTGGATTTCTCCAAAAGTCAAATTAATGACCTGTTTATTAGTTAGTATAATAAACAACATTCCATATCACTATCGAATTTAAGCAGTATTTTTTTTACTAACTCGGAACAGTCCCATTCTTTGGAAATCACCCGGCCAATACATAATTAGATTACATATTTCGGGATGTGTATATTTTTTTTTTTAATATACACAAAGGCATAAATATTCAAGTTAGACTTGAATACTAAAGGATAAATTATTCATTTTTTTTTTTTGATTAATAATTACAATATAAATAATTACAAATATCAAATGGAATTTAGAAAAATGATGATTGCATTAGCTTGTGGGCATAATATCTTTTTATTTGGCCCAGGAGGAACTGGTAAAACTTATACTATTCGCAAGATTCACAGTGAATTATCATCTTCTTCTAAAATTGCAGTATTGGCTCCAACTGGTATTGCCGCACTTAATTTAGAACTGAACGCGCAAACTATTAATAGGTTTTTTCAAATACCACCATGTGATACTAGCAAAATGAATTCTAGCGATATTCGGCGAGTTCTTAATCAAATTAAAAGAAAAAAAAATCCAGAATTGGGTCAAATAAAATTCTTAATTATTGATGAAATATCAATGGTTGGCCAGTTTTTATTGTACATGATGGATAGTTTATTAAGATACTACAATGATCCAAATGAACCATTTGGCGGAGTTCAATGTATTTTTTCTGGCGATTTTTACCAATTGCCGCCAGTGAAAGATGATTGGTGTTTTAAAACCAAAATCTGGAATTCTCTCAAATTGTACATATTTGAATTTAATGAACCAAAAAGGTATTTAAATATTGAAACTTTTGAATTCTTGCAACGTGTTAGAAAAGACCAATTATTAGAATCCGATATTGAATTATTGGAATCTCGGAAACTTGCATATGATAATAAAGAATATAAAAAAAGGAATATTACACCAATACAACTTTATTCTGATAATAATTCCGTAAACAATTATAATAATAGAAAACTTAACAAATTGCCAGGTGTTGTTTGGACATTTAATGCTATTGATAAGTGTGAGTACCACATAACTGGATTGTCAGGAAAAAATAAACAAATAGATAATGAGTATAAAAGATCTGTTCAGGATTTACATAGTGAAATTAAAAAAATTCAAAATGATATTTGCCCACAAACAATAAATATTAAAATTGGTGCACATGTAATGTTTTGTCGGAATTATGATCCAAATAATAAACTTGTAAACGGAACTTTGGCAATAGTAACAAATATCCAAAATTCATTTATTGAAATCCAGGTAGAAAATGGAAATATTTATCAAATCTTTCCAAAGATGTTTTCAGTAGAAACTCGGAATTACACCGCATCACGCAAACAATATCCATTAAAACTTGCCTGGGCTACAACAATTCACAAAAGTCAAGGATTGACACTTGATAATGTTGTCGTAGATATATCCCGAGTTTGCAATCCCGGCCAAGCTTATGTTGCACTTTCTAGATGTAAAGATATTAATACATTATACATCCGAGGAAATATTGATATTTGCAAAATATGGGCAGATCACAACGTTTTAATGTTATTTAATTAGTTATTTAAATGATTATTTTTTTTTAAATAAATTAATTATGGAATATTTGAATAAAATCGGATTTCATACTTGGAAATTCTATCAATATTACAAAATAAATATTTTTGCCGAAAACAAAGATTCATTGTACTATCAGTCAGTTGTATCACATTTTAGAACAACCATACATTGCGTAGTTGTATTTATAAATAAACAACCTATTAGTAATACATATAAAGTTATTGCAAATAAATTAGCAATGATTGTTACAACAAAATCTATTAATGAAAATATAGAATCAATAGAGCACTATTTGATATTATTAAAAACTATTTCATTATGTTACAATAAATCAAATATAACTGAATCCGATATTACTTTAATTAAATGTATTAATGTTATTAAATATACAAGAAATAAATCGGATATTGATGGTTTTTTAACAGAAAGATATCATATATTGATTTACGAATTTTGGAAATTATCTCAAATATCTGGCATGGATAAAAAAATATTTAAAGACCAGCATGTAATATACCAAGTAACATTTGATTATATTCTTCAATTGCAAGTATTGGTATTGACATTAAAATTAAAACTAAAGAAAAAATTCATAACCAATAAATACCAATATACAAAACAAGAAATAATATATATGTTAAATCAAAAAAATAAGTTTTATAATCCGGATTCCAGTAAGGAAATATTGATAAATATATACAACCTTAATTAAATTATTATTTTTTTATAAAAATAAATACTTGATTTAAATGGC